TGGGCTTACAAACGTATCAGAACGTTGAAGCAAAGGAGTTGTTGGAGTTAAATAATTATAAATGTATAAATATACGCCGTCTGTAATCGCAATTTGTCCGCCATTATTTTCAGCTATATATACTTGCCCTTCATTTGTTGCAAGAATTCCTATAAAAACAGTATTATTTAAATAAGAATCTAATTTATAAACTGTATTACCCATCACAACAATTATTATATTTTTTACAGAACTAGCATGCGCACCACGTCCGACAACGCCTTCGGCAACAGTAATAACAGATTTATAACCAGAGTAATCAACTAAAGCATTATCAGAAACAATCATATTAAAAGTTTCTTCTACGCTAATTTTTGGATAGCGACCAAATTTGTTGCCGCCAACTAATTTTATCGGTATTTGCTGTATATTTTGCTGACCGCTGGGTAATGACATTATACGATGCCTATATTATTTATATTATATATTTTAAACAATTTGTATATTTTATGGATAATAACCTTTAAATAAATTCACCGATTGCCAATCCAGTGAAAAACCAGCATTAAAATAAGATGATTTTTGTACATTTAAATCAAATGGCGTTACATCCATTAATTTTTTGCGTATTTCTTTAAATTTCATGGCAGCTTGATCGGGAAATACAGCGCCCCATTCAACGCAAATATATTCTGCTAATGCAAATCGTAAATATTCTATATAATACAAATCATATACTAATGACAAATCAGTTGTTAACGTGACATTAGTTAATCCAAATTTTCCCCAGATTTTTGCTAAATAATCCGCTTGCGGTAAAAAATATACATATATATCGCTTCCGCCAAGTGTTCGTTCAAGATGCCAAGAAAATGGCAAAGATTGTATATTGTCTACGCGACCGTTTGCAAAATATTGCCGCCTAGACATTTTCATCATCGGAAAACGCACAGTATTTAAATTAAATGTTATAGATTCTACAGATAGCAAATCGGGCACAAAATATTTTTCTTGTCCCGCAACAAGTGGAAAATCAAGTTCTTGAAAATATGGAATTAATCGAATATCGGACCCTTTTACATCCAATAACGCATTAAGTAATGACAAACCATCATTAATTTGTTCGCCTGTTACTGTTTGAAGACTTCTACTGACAACTTGAGATAAATAATATGACCGCGTAATTAATTGTAAAGCAGTATAGGCCATTTTAAAACCTCCTTGTAAAACTTACGCGCAGAAAGGGAGTAAACTGCGCGTACGAATCCATCAAATATTATATAGTAAATTGATAACCTGCGACGTTTATTGCAACCGCATCGCCCGCATTACTTACTTTATAATTAATCGTTGGAACAGAAACTACTAAAGATTGCATAACTAAACTATTGCTAGTAACCACAACAGAAGTTACTTGTCCAGTAATTTTTACTGCATCGCCAGTAGCAGAGCCAGGTTGCATAGATAATATACGACTAGCAGCGCCAGGAGTAAATGCGCTTGCAATCCACACGGGCAAACTTGATACGGCCGGTACAAATTTAGTTAACGCAACACCAGTATAGTTAGTAGCATTACCGGCAGTAATTGTAGTTGCTTGCGGCGCATCGTACATAAATAAACGACTAGAATTTCCGCCGTACCAATAACCTTTAAGAAAATTAGAACTGCCATCAGTTGCTACATGCCCAATTAATCTGTATGCACTGTAACCGAACGGCATCAGCGGAATTGCACTAACAGAAATCATTGCGCTTGTTGCTTGACCAGAAACGGGGTCTGATATTAAAAATACATTGTACAATGTGCTTGCAGCAACAGTACCGGTATCTAAACCACCAATTCCATTAAAAGCAGAACTAACAGAAATTGAAGTTAACAATTGCATTTGAAACGTATCGCTAAAATCACGACACTGTCCAACAGCAATATCTATAATACTGTTCGGCGTTGTTGCGTTGTTTGAAATTTGCAGTCCATTGATATATAAAAATGGAACTGTACCAAAAGGTAAATATACACTCATTTTTATATCTCCTTATAGTGCAAAACAAATACGCATTGAATTTTCCGAAACCAAATCGGATCCATGTATTTCGTCGCGCACATATGCTCTATTATTTAAACCGAACTGTGAACCGAAATAGTGCCGAATTGACGCGCCTGATTCTTCATCTTGCATGTTAACGGTTGTAAACGGTGATTCATCGGGCAATCTTGGCATTGCTAAATAAAACTGATTACCAGAATGCAAACAGCCTGCAAGATGCGATGGAACTGGCGTTACTTTCATGCCCGCTTGTATAGCAGTTGTTAAATTTTGATTTTGATTTTGTGCCCAAACCAAACCTACTCCGTTAATTGTTTGTATATTTACAGTTACAGTTCCGGCTACTGTACCAGCATTTGCTGTTGCCCTAAATTGTGCAGGCAAAGCTGTAGGTGATTGACCTATAAATGTTGTAAAATACACATTTGGGTAACTGCCAACGCCTTGATTAAACTGAAATAAATCGCCTGACAACACAGCGTTAGGATTTGTGCCGCCAGTAGGCTCTGTAAAAGTAATTTGTGTTACATTTTGGCCAGTTGGGTCATTTGTGCTAACGACAGTCATTACATTATTTGGTGCTGCAGCTTCTGCAATTGCACCAGAAACGTGAGTTGGTAATAAATTTGATTCAAACCATTCTGTATTAGCAAATTTTCCGAGTTCCCATGACATGGCATCTTCGTTATTTCGATTAATAGCAAATTGATTTAAACCAGAACCGATAATAGCGGGAATAGATGTAACGGGTAAAACAGCCTCCATTTTGTTACTTGAAGCACCAAATGCTCTAAAATTAGCTACCATCTGAGCAAGTTGCTGATAACTATTAATTGCTGTAACGCCATCGCCATAAAACCTAAAAGGTCCTGAATTTACTTGTGCTTGTCCATAATTTGCATTTTGTGGGTCATTTACAGTAACACCTGACACAAAATTTTTCAAAATGTCTTCTTCAACAAGCGAACCGAGCTGATGCATGGCAGCCATGCCGAATCGTTCCATGTAATCTTCAACATTAAATATAAATTGTTGGTCTGTGTAACCAGTTGAAACGTTAAACGCTTGACTACAAGTTAAAGATTGAACGCGCTGAATTGATGGTTGTTGTGTTATAACTAAACCGTTATATCCGATGTAGCGTGGAGTTAAATCATAAGTTACAGTATCGCCCAAGTTGCTTGGTGCAGTTTTATTAAAATCTTTAAATTTTTTATTAGTTTGTCTAATTGCATAAAATGAGTTTAATAGCCAAGCAAGTTCAGCTTTCATATAAGTCTGAACGGTTTGCAAGACGTTTGTTGGAACAGCCATATTTTAGCTCCAAAATAAAATATTATTTCGGCAATGATAATTAACTGTATAAAATTATCTTTTAAACATTTTTCTAAAATCAGATACAGTCATAGTGCTATTATCAATACCCGCTTTTGATTTTGGATTTATTTGACTAAGAGGGTCACGAGCTAATTCTTTTTCTTGCAAAGCTTGTTGATTTGTTTTAATAGAATTACTTAAATCAAACATTGCTTTTTGCGCAAGTTTTGGCTGAGTGTGCATTAACATGACAAGATTGCCCATTTTCATTGGGTTTTCTAAAAGCTCTTGCATAATGTCTGCTGTATTTTCAAGTTCATTAGCGCTTTGTATGACAGGTGCTAAATGTTGAAAATCAAGTTCATTAAGTTTACTTTCAAGTCCAGGATAACGTTCTTCAGCAGCTTTCATTTTGTTTACAAAACTATCAACAGTTTGATTTATTTTAAACTGTTGCGCATGTTCTTGTAAAACTTGTGGAGTTTGTTCAGCAATTAAACGACGTATGTCATCTTCTGACATTTGCGGCATTCCGCCCAAATTTTGAGCTTGTTGTGTTTGCGGCATGTTTTGTGCTTGTTGTCGTTGTAATTCTTCCATTGCTAATTTTCTCCCACGTTCAAAAGCTTTCTGTTGTTCACGTTTAACTACTGCAGTAACTTGCTTGCTGTTGTACATTTTCTCAGCATTATCAAGCGACTCCGAAGCATTACCCATGTCTATGTCATCGTTGCTTTCTTCAGCTAGATTATCAGCTTGTAAATCATCTTCTGTCATTCAAAATCCTTCTCGACTGTTTTCGGTGTCGCCGTTAAATGCAATTCTATAACGCTAGAAATTGTGCGGCTGTTTTATCGTGCAGCAACGTATAAAAACAAGGATATACAGTTTCAATAAAAAGTAAATATATTTTATAAATTTATTTTAACAATGTGAGCAATAATGATCACATATATTATTTAATAACCACAATCTTTTTCTTTTGTTTTATTTTTCTTTTCTTTTACTTTCTTTTTATCTTTCATAATAATTCTCCGTTATTTTTTTTTCATATGTTTTAAAGTTTCTGCAAGTATAGCGCGTTTTCGCAAAGTTGGATTGCTACTTTTTTCAGCTTTTTCCAATTTTTTTTCTGGTATTTTTTTACCTTCTTTTACACCAAGTTCTTTATGTAATGCGCCCTTTTTCATATGCATTGCTTGAATAAAATTTCCATCTTCTTTTTTAGCATCTTTTTTATTATGTTTTTTGCTTTTTTCCATTTAATTTCCTTATTATTAATTAACGATTTTTATATTCTCTGCAATATAGATTAGATACTAATTTTCTTCGATCGTCCGTATTTATACCATCTGTTTTATCAAAAAGCGCTTTAAAAATTTCATGCCTCGGTATTTTATCTCCTTCTAATTTTTCTATACCGCCTCGAGTATCTAAATCTGTAAGTGATACTTTATATTTTGCCATAACATTATCCTTATTTTTAATTTATAACAATATATCTTTTTTTGCTTTAACTTGTACGCCTATTTTAATTAATTCATCGTCATATATAACGCCATGTTTTTTTAATCGAGTTAAATGCTTCGGACATAAAGAACGCGCTGATATTATATTTATACAATCTTTTGCAGTACAAATTTTTGGCTCACTTTTCTTTTTTTCCGGGTTTTCAAATCTAGAATCTATATTTTTTCGTATTAAATATATAATTTCTGTATTAGTTTTTCCATTTTTCATCCAAAATTTTATTTCATTTATTTTTTTTAAATTTATTTTAAAAACTTTAACAATAAAGTTGTCATCTACTTCCGCTTTTATATGAGCTATAACTTTATATAATGTGTCATTATCTAAACATATATAAAAATTGTATTTTTTGTTTTGTTTTTCTCTCCATTTGGACGGAGTTCTAAAATTTGTTGTTTTAAGAATTTTTGGTTTCCAAGCGTCTATAGAAACAAAATCTTTATCATCTTCATAATTATAAAAATTA